TTCTAAGGTCAGGAGAACACCTGGTTCTCGAGGACGTTCTGAGGCAACAAGTCCGCCGTCACACGACGGTCGTACGAGGTTGCCGAATCGAGGATCGTGTCCGTCACCGCTGTCGCAGCAGCCGGAAGCTCGAACTCCCACAGTAGCGCGTACGCCGACCACACGGCGGACGCGGCCGGGGTCGTCGGTGAACCGGCAGGGATGCCACGAATGCACGTAATGTTCGCCTGCGCACGGGACGCCGTCCCCGCATACGCCGCATCATCGATCCACAGATACACCCCGTAACGCGCCGGGTTCGTCGCATCGGCCGCAGGCACCGATACCGGGCCGACCGTCGCCGCATCGATACGCACCAGATACGCGCCCTGCCCAGCGACCGTGCCACGCAACAGGTACAAGTCGCGTTGCGTGGTCCCCGAACCGACAAGCACGTTCATGTCGGCGCCGGTGTTCTGGCGCACACGGAACCCGTTCGGGTTCGGGGTCATGTCCAACGCATTCGGCAACAGACCCTGACGCAACATGGCGACCGCCAGCAGCCGCAGTTCCTCTTGATCGACGTCCGTGACCGCCATACCAGAGTTGTCGGTGCGGTTCGCGATCGCGAAGCACTTCAGCGAGTTCACAGCAGCCATACAGGGCTCTCCTTCACAGGTAGGCGGACTGCCACGAAATCCCGCACGTCAACGTGCCGGATCCGGACAGCTGGTCAAGTCGAAGCACCGACTCGCCAGGCGGGAACGCCATCGGGGTACGGGGCGCCACCCACGCCGAGTACTCGGCGGTGCCGTTGATCGTCACCGGCACGACGGTCGTCGACGTGGACGACGCCGGTCGCAGATCGACGATCATAACATCACCCGGAGCGACCGTGGTCGAGAACGTGAGCACAGCCCCGGTGGTCAGGTTCGTCAGTGTCCACTGGTTGACGGCGCTGTTCGCTGCGGTGAACGTGAGCACCGGGTACGTCTCCACGTCGCCAGCGTTCGACACGGTGACCAGACCGGACCCGGCGGTACCGACGAAATCGAACCCGGCGTCGGCGCCAGAATCGACCGACAGATCGGTGCCGGCGTTCGTGCCGGACGACGCTGTGAGGTCCCATGCGGTGGCGGCCGCGACATACACCGGGGCCGTCCCGGTCGAGGGAGTGTAGGCGTAGCAGCGGGGATCGGGGAACTCGAGTTCGAAGGCGAGGCTTGTGAGCCCGAGTGCTGTGGTGATGGTGCGCGGACGCGACCGGCGCGATACCCGGCCGTAGGCGACCAGCTCTTCACGTTCGGGGAACTTCCAGCGGACCGGGTACAGGGTCGCTGGGGCCGACAGCGGCGGCGGTGTCAGGGTCGCCTCCAGCAGTGTGATCGCGACCGGGTCGACTGATTCGACCGCCACCTGTGCGACACGGGCAGCGACGAACGCCGAACCGCCCAGCGCACCCCACCCGGATGGGATCGTCACATCGGTGTTCCGCGACGTCCATTCTTCGAGGCCACCCCAGTTGGTGACATCCCACACGGTGCCGTCACCGATGACGGTGCCGTTGTAGTCGAGCTGGTAGTCGTCGGCCATCAGGCGGCCCTCAGCGCCCAGCCGAGTTCACGGGCGGCGCGGCGGGCCAACTCGGATTCGTTGGTGATGCCGTAGAACTGTTGGACGATCCCGGTCCCGCCGTTGAGTTTGCGTTGCACGTCGGCCTCTTGGGCGGCGGTGCGCACCGTTTCCCCTGCGCGTGCGAGCACCGGCACCTCTTGGCCGGTCAGACCGGGGACACGTCCGCCTGTGTGCAGCTTGGGCAGGTCGGGCATGTCGAACCCCTTGCCGCCGACGACTGGCACCCAGTCTGGGATGTGGATCGACACCTTGCCGATGGTGCTGTTCCAGGTGCTGGCGACAGCGTTCCACACCGCTTTGAAGGCGGAGATGATGCCGTTGATGGTCGCCTTGATCGCATCCACGATCGGGGAGATGATCCGCTCCACGGCATTCCAGGCGGTTTCGGTTGCCGACGTCAGCCCGTCCCACAGTGCCGACGCTGCGGACGCGACCGCACGGATCGGGACCATGGCCATGTTCACGGATGTGGTCACCTTGTCAGCGATCCAATCCCACACCTCGCCGGCGACCTTCTTCACGGTGTCGAAGTGTTCGACGAGCCACACGATCCCGGCGACCAGCGCGGCGATGGCGACACCGACAGCGATGATCGGCCATGTCGCGGCCAGGGTGGCGGCCGCGGCCGTCGCTGCGGAGATCGCCCACGACACGAACGCCGCGACGAGCAAGGTTGAGATGGCAGCGGCGACACCGATCAAGATCGGCTTGTGTTCGATCAGCCAGCCGACCCCGCTCTGGATCGCACCGAACAGCCAGGTGACGACCGAGGCCGTCGCCCGGAATACAGGCATGAGCCGTTCGACCACCGACTTGATCGTGGCGATCGCTGCGGGCATGTGCTCACCCATCCAGGAGACTACCTTGGCGACGATTGGCAGCAGGTGCTCACCGAGCTGTACCTGCATCCCCTTCCAAGCGGCCGACAGGCGACGCTGGGCCGCAGCGTTCTTCTGTTGGGCGTCCACCGAGTCCTGGCCGAGGACCAGCCCGAACCGTTCCGCCTCGTCGCCGAGCTTGCGGAGCCCGTCGCCGCCCTCGTTCAACACGTCAAGCAGCTGGTCGCCCTGCTTGCCGAACAGAGCGAACGCGAGCGCAGCCTTGTCCACCCCGTCAGGCATCGACCGGAACACATCCGACGTGTTCGCCAAAATCTGCGACAACGGCAACGCCTTCCCGGCAGCATCGCGGGTAGCAATCCCGTAGCGGGCGAATGCTTCCTTTCCGGCACCGATGGCCTTGACGAACGCCTTCATCGCAGTGTTCTGCTCTTCGGCGGACACACCCCACGAATCGAACGCATACTTCATGCGCGACATCGCCTCGGCGGATTCACCGGTCACGTCCTGCAGATCATCGATCGCAGCAGCGGTGCTGCTAAAGGCCTTCACCGACGACACGCCGAACGCGATCGTAGCGGCGCCGGCCGCCACGAACGTGGCGGCGGCGATCTTGCCGAGCTTGTCGAGGCCGGTGCCGAGCCGACCGGCCCCGCTTTCGGTCTCGCGGAACGCCTTGAGCGCCCCACCGGGGTCGCCGAGGATGCGGATCAGCAGGTCACGTGACGCCACAGGTCACCCCCTCGGTTGCGGCGGATGAGTCTCCACCCACTTGTTGCGATAGGTCACAGCTGCGGTGATGTCGCAGATCGTCATCTGGCGCACCTCTGCGAACGTCCACCCGTAGAACCGGGCGAGTTCGCAAATCAGCTCGGAACGCTGCTCGGCAAGGTGACGCGCCCGGCGTGAATCGGCGACGCTTTTGGGGCCGACTCGACAGCCTCCACGGCACCGGTGACCAGTTCGACCGCCTCCGCGTACGTCATCGACGCCAGGTCGGCCAACGTGACAGCAGGATCGGTGCGGCGGCGCAACGTGAGCGCCAGCAGACGGATCACCTTCGCCGTCGGCGGCTTGCCGTCGCCGACCAGTTCGGGCAACGACTGCCCGGTCGCATCTTCGATGGATTCCACCTCTCCGAGGGTGAGCATGTCCATGAAGGTTGTCATCTGCGGCGTCTCCTAGCTGCTGGTGGCCGACATCAACATGTCGACCATGCTGTTCATGCGGGCGGTGCGCTCGGGGAACGCAAGAGCGGTCACCCGGCCCACCGCCTCGGCGTACATCGAGAGCATCTCCTGCTCGCGCTCGCGAATCGCCGGGTACAGGAAGTAGCCGGCGTTCTCGTCCGAACCGCGCCACGGTTCGAACTGTTGCGTTGTCGGGCGGCGTTGACCGCCGAACTCGGCACCGAGGACGTACGGCTTATCGGACGCCTTCAGCCGCACCGTGGCCGAATCTGACCGTGACGTGGCCTTGATCGCATCGGCCGCCTTCGCAGCGACACCGCCAAGCAGCGTCGCTTTCTGCGAAGCCGCCGTCACAATCAGCTCGCTGATCTTGCGAAACTCCTGCCCAAGTTCCTTGGGCAGGTTCCGGTCAATGTCCTTGAGGTCACGACGGAACTGGGCAAGCCCTTCAACCTCAACGGCCGGGCCCGGCATCAGGGCGTAGAATCGGTCGTGACGTACGAGGCGGTCAACTCGGACCGCCCGGTGATCGTCATCTTCTGCGATGGCAGACCGGGCCCGTCGGTGCCGGGGGTTTCGCCGTCGAAACGGCCGGAGGCGAGCGTGAACGTCAACGACGGGTAGGTCGATGCGCCGATCAGCACCTTGCCGGTGAATGCAAGCACCACCTCGGCCAGCGTGTCCGCCGCAGCCGTGGCCGCGTACCGGTTGTAGGCGGTGACGACACTGTCGAACTCGCCCTGCAGGTCGATGGTGACCGTCCGAAACCCAGACTCGGCAGGCTCCTTGTGCAGCGTGTTCCCGCGTGCGAACCGGCGGTCGGTTTCGTAACCGAGGTCCACCTTGATGCTGCCCGAATCGATCAGGTCACACACGACCCCGCCGAGCGTGATCGTGCCACCAGCGAACGACAGCATCTCGGGCGACGCCGGATACGACGCGACAGCCTTCGCGACGTTCAGCTGCTCGTCGTAGGCGTCGATCATCAGGTCGATCGTCAGCAGCTTGCCCTTCGCGAAGTTGACCTGCCAACCCGTCACCTTGCACCCGACGTAGGTCTTCACCATCTCGAACCCGCCCGCCGGGACCACGGTGCCCTGCAGCGAGAACGACACGCCCAACATGCCGGGCAGGGTCGTCGGGAACGCCGCCGCGTGCGTGTACGCCGAGTCAGTCGGGCCGCTGGTGGTGACCGGGCCGATCAGATGCTTGAGCCAGAACCCGAACCCCTTCGACCCGATCTCGAGCGACAGGCCGCCGGCTGCGCCTTGGCGGTCAACAACGAATCGGGTGGGCGACTGGATGCGACGGTTGGAGCCGACGCCTTCGGAATCGATCCGGCCCGACTTCAATTGCATCGACTCCTTGAGGAATGTGTCGAACCGGGACACGGTCGCATAGGTGCCGTAGGTGGAGCCGACGATCGTGCCGTGCACGGTGAGCGACCCGAGCGACCCGGTGGACAAGAACGTGAGCGACGTCGCCGAAGGGACGGTCGCCACGATCCACGTGCCGTTCCACGCCGACGCTGTGTAGCCGGACAGGACGATCACGTTGCCCGCCTGCAGGCCGTGGGCCGACCCGAAGCCGAGCGTGTTCACGTACGGGTGCCCACCGGGCGACGCCGCCGCGGAGGTGCCGGACGTGGAGACGGGGATCGTGGTTGTCTCGTTGGCCCAGCCAACTTGAGCGAACAGACCGGACATCAGGACTCCTTGGCAGACTTGGGGGGCTTCACGGCTTCCCAGCACTCCTGCTCGCACAGTGCGGCAGCGAGGTCGTCGGGCAGGTCGACGGTGTCACCCCTGGGGACGGTGACCGGGGCGGTGGCGCCGGGTTCGAGCGTGACAGCGTCGAATGGGCCGAGGTAGCGGACGAGCATGAGGGTGTCTCCTAGATGCGGGCGAAGTAGGACAGGTCGACGGCGAGGTACGCAACCCTGGCGTTGTCGCCGACCGCCTTGTGGATCGCGGTCGGTTGGGTCGAAATCCACTGCACCCCAGGCACGTCGGTGGCGAGATCGCCGATCGTGTTACGCAGGTCCAGGTCGATCAGCCCGAGCAGCCGGTAGGCGGTGTCGTTCACTTCGACCTGTGTCTGGCCGGGGCCGAGCACGTAGATGACCGTCTTGATCGTGGCCGTCTCGTCCCGGTTCCGGGCGCCGAGGCCCTTCCAGTCGCCGTCGAAGACGACATCACCGAGAATGATGCACGTAGAACGAAGGTTCGCTTCGGTCGGTGGGCCGTCCACCACCTGCTCCGGGTCCAACCCGACGACCGACGGCAGGTGCTCGACAAGCCAGGCGGTCACCTCGGCCGCCCTGGTGACACGCTGGGTACTCATGCGACCCCCGGCACCCTCACACGGCGCGCCCAGTCCACGATGACCGCATCAACATCAGGGATGCCAGTCGGTCGGTCAGCGGACGCAGTTGCCAGGTTGACGTTGCCAAACTCGTTCGTGATCGATGTCGCACGTGACGGGATGCCGGATTGGCCGTCGGTCGAAATCAGCCGCCACCGTGCCGCCTGCAAAGCGACATCACGCAGGTCGCCGGGGCAGGCGTCGGCATATCCGGCCGTGTATCGGATGTCGCTGGTGAACCCGGCCGGGCGCCAACGTCTACCGGTACCTGCCCACCAGATCGCCCCGACATCGTCAAGAGCGACGGCGCCCAAGTCGACCGCGACATCATCGACGGTGACCGACAACAGTGCACGCGTGTACGGCTTGGACAGCAGACCGTGAACCCTGGTGCGGATGTCGCGGTGGTAGCGATGCACGAACGACGTGCCGCACTGCCGGTCGATGATCTCTTCGATCCACTCACGCGCCGCACGTAGCCGGTCGGTCGGGTAGGTCGACATCGACGACAGGTCCTTCATCGCTCTCAGGTCAGCGAGATCGAAGTAGAACCCGCCGACGACATCGACGTACGTGGTCTGCACCGCGGCACTAGCGGTCCACGTCACTGCGAGCCGGTCAAGGTTCGCGGTGGCCGTAGTGTTGAGCGCGAACGTGTACGTCCCGCTGTCGTTGGTCGCCGACCCGGTTTGCAGCACCGTCCCGACGTCTGACGCGACCGACACCGTGACAGCGCCCTTGTCGACCGGGACCTCGCCGCCGTCGTAGAAGACAGCGATGAGCGTGTCAGTGCTGCCCTTCTTGACTCGACGGTCGACGATGGACACGGTCAGCCCTTCTTCTTGGGCTTCGCGGCAGGCTTGGACTTCAGGCCCTCGGCGAGATCGTCGAAGTCGCCGGCCGCTTCGGCGATCGAGTTGTCGACCTCGACCTCGGCTGCCGCGGGCGGCACATCGACCTCGACCTCGGCCGGGGTGGCCGGGGCTTCGGTGAAGCCGGTGAAGTCGGCCGGCAACTGGCCGCCCACGCCTGCCACGAGGGACGCTGCGTCCTCGTGACCGTGTGGGACGTACCGGCCGTCGGTGGTGCGGTAGACCCGCTCTGTGGCGATGGCCATGTGTGGTTCTCCCTTGTGGCGAGATCGGGGTCGAAAGTGTGTCGTGGCTGGCCGCCTGTCAGGGGCACGGCGGCCAGCCACAACCTGGTTGCGTGGGCTCAGATGCCCGTGACGGTGCAGAACGCCGCGGCGCGGCTCCACACGAAGGCACAGCGGATGCCGGCGCGGATGGCCTGCTTGCCCGACGTGAAATACGTGTCGTGGCTGTTGGTGCGCTCCACGAGCACGTCGCGGCGGAGGCGGAAGCGGCTGAAGTTGGCGAAGTCGCCGACCACGGCCGTGTTCTCCGTCTGGTTGTCCGACTGCACGACGCGGAGGCCCCAGATGCGGTCCGGGCCCGGATCCTGCGGGTTGCCCAGGATGTAGATGCCATCGGCGGTGCGGGTGAGACGGATGCTCTCCCAGTCGTTCGGGTGGAACACCGCAGCGTCGGGCAACGCGCGGCCGGTCACGCGGACCTTGGTGGATGCCTTGTAAACGGCGTCCATCACGACGTCGCCGCCCTTGGCCTGGGTCTGGATGCCCGGCTTGTTGTTGACGCCGAGCACGTTCGGGGTGGCGCCGTCACCGACCAGGGCCTGCCGGTCGATGCGCTGACGCAGCATGAACGGCAGGTCCATGTCGATCATCGCGGCGGCCTCTTCCTCGTCCTCGAGCTGCTCGTCGGTGACCGGGAGCCACACGCCGACGGTCTCCACGGTGACGCTGCGCTCGGTGAGAGCGAACTCGGCCTCACCGTACGCGCCACCCTCGGCGCGCTCTGCGGCGTTGTTGGTGCGGGTGGTCTGCTCCATGTACTTCACCGCTGCCTGCTTCGTGGGAAGCATCGGGATGAGGTCGGCGACCATCAGCGGGGCCGAGGCGTACGGCACGTAGCCCGGATCGCGCAGCGACTCGGGCGCCCAGCCGGCGGAGCGGGTCATCAGCGTCTTCAGCTGGCGAGCGTCGCTGTCGATCTCGGCCTTGGTGCCGATGCCACCGGTGCGGACCGGGGACTCGGCAACCAGCTGGCCGAACGACTTGCGGGCCGGCCGGCCGTTCTCGATGTCCGCGCCGCCGTCCTCGATGCCGTACAGGCGGGCGTTGACGACACCCTGGCGCAGGGCCTTGAGCCTGTCGCGCTCGGCACCCAGATCGGCCAGTTCGGCGTTGAGGCGGGCGATCTCAGCGACCTTGGTGGCGCTGTCACCGTCGATCGACTTGACCTTGGCCATGTCCCGCTCGGGGCCGGCCTCGTCGAAGATCGTCTTGAGCTTCAGCTGGCGCTCGGAGATCTTGCCGACGACTTCCTGCAGTTCGGGGAACTCGATGGTTTCCATGTGTTCAGACTCCTTGTGTGGTGAAGGCGACGAACTTCAGGAACTCAGCCTGCAGACGGTCGTCGGCTTCGGTGGGTTGTGCTGTGGTGGGCGGAGCGAGTAACACCTTTACGCTGTCGGTGCGGTCCGCGAGGCGGGCCAACACTTCGGCGGAAGCGGTACTGATCTGCTTGCCCTTGACGGCACGGAGAGCCACGACTTCCGATGCCCTTGCGTGGAGCTCGTCCACCGCGGCCAAGACGGCGGCGGCGTGCTCCGAGAACGGGAGGCGATCTGCCGACTTCGGCAGGTACACCTCGGATTCGATCACTTCGACCTCGCTGTCACCGAGGGTGACCGTGGTGTCGGTGCGAGTGAAATCGACCCGGACGAGTCGCTCCACGCCCGTGTCGTAGTTCCACAGGCAGAACACGACGTACTCCTCATCGACGTCGTACGCTTCGACGTACACCCAGTCGGCGGTGAGCGAGAACCTCTCCTGCCCGGCTGTGCGCAACAGTCTGCGCAGCGTCGAGTCGAGCTGTTTGCGGGCCGCCTTGGTGGCCAGGTTGCGGGTGTCCACCCCGGCGCCCATCAGCACCGGCGACACCTCCTTCACGAGGGCCACCTGCTCCAGTACGCGGACGCTGCGACCGGCCACGGTCGCTCGGGACGATTTCACGTTGTCGAGCGAGTACGACCACTCTTGCAGGTCATCCACTCCGAGTTCCTTCACCGTGGTGAAGGTGTCGCGACCGTGGGTCGTGTTCATGAAGAACTGCATCTCGCAGATCGCCAGGTCGCCCTCCTCTCGGATGACACCCTTCCCGACCGGCAGCTTGCCCTCCCAAGACTTGTGTCCGTAGGCGGAGATCACGACGGCTTGGCCGGTGGTGAACGCCCCCCTCAGGGTGACGTCGCCGTCCTTGTCGATCACGTCGGCCGGAGCGGTCTTCAGTTCCGATTCGGTGATCAGGTGTGAAGCGAACACCGCTTCGACGATTCCCTGGTCGGCATCCTTGACGCGCACGCGCGTAACTGCCTTCTTCTGCATTGCGTCCTCCTTGGGGGTTGCCGGTCAGACTTCGAGTTCCTGCTGGCCCGGCAGCTTCTTCGGCGCATTACGCGACCCTGGGGCCTGCAACTGCACGCTGTAGAGACCAGAGTGCTTCCCGGTGAGCCGTGACAGGTCACCCGCCTCGACTGCGTCGATCACCGCGTCCGGCTCGTAGCCGGCATCGACCAGCGAGCGGATCGTCGATGCCTGCGACGCCAGGATCTCATTCTGGTCCTTGCGTCCGTCCTTCAGGAACTCGATGTCGCGCACGTCGAACCACAGCCTCGAATCCGGGCGTGGTGGTGGGGCGAACTTGGTGAGTGTCGCCGAGGCGGTGCGCCACAGCGGCCGAAGCGTCATGTCGGCGAACTGGCGTTTCGCTGCGTCGTAGTTGCCCTCGTTCAGCGATGAACCCTGCATCCCTTCCGAGAAGCGGGCCATGATCGCTCCGACTCCGGCGGCCGCGGCGATGCGGGTTTCGCCCGCACCCTGGGTGGCCTTGAAATCGAGTTGCTTCAGGTCGGCGCCGATCGTCTTGGCGTCAGCGCCGCCACCGAAGTGGTACGTCTTGTACGCGTTGGTCGTACCGGAGTGCGCCTCGTCGAACAGCGCCTTGAACTGGCGCACCGTCTCCGGTCCGACGGAAGCGTCGTAGGTGACCGCGATGCCGCCGGTGGCGCCGTTCTGGAAGTACTTGCCCTTGTGCTCGGTTGCCGCCGAGTCAGCTTCGACCTCCGACAGCACCGGCTGAAGCCAGGACATGCCACGCCACTGGGCTGCCGGGTCGGGGATCGGCGAGAAGTGCGCCACCCGTTCGGGGCTGAGTAGCACCGGGGGGACCGTGCGGCCAATGTTGCGCGGCTGGTAGATGTAGCCGAGCACTTCGGCCTGCATGTCCCAGGCGGACCCGTCCGGGTCGCCGGCAATACCGGTGATGATCGTCATCCAGTCCGGACGCAGCCGACGGATGCGGTCGGAACCGACCCGTGTCAGAAAGCAGTTCCCGGCCAAGCTGCCGTCCTGCTCCATGCGCCACAGCAGTTCGCCTGTCGTAGCGTTCGGCCACGGAACGTCGAGAATCCGCAGTGACGGATGATCGAACAGACGACCCGGCCGGCCGTCATGGAGTTCTTGGAACTGGAACCGAGCCTCGGAGAATGGCATTGCCCGCGCCAACACGCAGGCGAACACGATCCCGTTCTCCTTGTACGCCTTCTCCACGATCGATTCAAAGTCGGCCGAGATCGACTCCTTGCGACCAACCGACTGACCCCACGGCGACAGCGACCCCAGCGGGACGGACCAGTGAGCGGGCTGCTGGAAGGTCGCACCCACCGACGACAGCGAGATGTTCTTACGGGCGAAGGAGCCCAGCATCAGACATCACCAAGCTGCTCAGACTTGACCGCCACGGTGGACACATGAACAACCTCACGCTCGAGCGCAACACCATGAGCGGTGCACGCTATGGCCAGTACACACCACCCGGCGATCGGATGCGCCACGAAGCCAGCGACGACAGCCGCCACCGACCCGACCCCCTGCAGCACGAAGGCGAGCAGTTGCTTCAACATGACGCCTCCTAGACGAAGAAGAACGGATCTGCCCTCTTGGCATCCGCCGCTTCACTCATGGCAGCCGCAGCAGCTGCGGCGAAAAGCGGTGCGACGTTCGCCACCGACGACCTACGCGACCACGGTGCCGTATCACCAGCCACACGAGCCGCCAAACCCTTTACCGCAGCATTCATCTCCGGCTGCCCACGATGCCGCAACAACCCGTCAGCAACCGCCTGCTCAATCATCTGCTGCGCCTCGTGGAACGCCGCAGGCTTCACCTCGACCACCTCGACACCGGCAGCGACCAGGTCGTCACGCCACGCCAACGCAGGCGACTTCGGCGGAACATGCACCGCCACACCGTGCCCCCTCGACAAAGCCACGGCGATCTCCACCAGCTGCCCGAGCTGATGCTGAGCCAGCCAGTACCGGATCGCCACATGACGCAACCGATCCGACCGCCGGCCGAACACCGAGAAACACGCCGACCGCCGATCAAGCGGGGCGTCCATGCCGAGACGCAACGTGTCATCCGTCGCCATCGACTCACCATCAACCAGCTCACCCCAACGGGCGTGGCTGATCGGCCCATCCTGCGTGTCGTCGGCATCCCACACGCCGAGCGCCTCACGCATCCACGCGCCAACATCCGGCAGGTTCGCCCGCAGGCGCAGCATCGACATCAGCGGCGTGCGATGCGGAAATGACGGGTTGGCCAGCCGCCACTGCTTCTGATCGTCAGGGTCGGCGTCCTGATCGGCCGAACACTCCACGTACAGCTGTTCGCCACCGACGACCACGTCACCGAACTTCCAACCGTCCGGACAGTGCGCCAACGCCTCTTTGCGACGCTCAGTGAACATCGCCCCGTTATCCACCGGGCGAGGCGGCGTACCCATGAAAAACAACAGCGCCCCATGCGGATGCCGCGACTGGTTCGTCGCCGCGACCATGTCCTCAAGCGCCTTCAGCGTGAGGATCTGCGCCTCGTCGAACACCTCGATGTCGACCTCGTCGAACCCTCGACCAAACCCCTGTTCTCGGGCGCCGAACATGATGACCGACCCGTTGTTGAACTGGATCTCCTGCTCGCCGTTCGCCCGCCGGATGTCCAGCACATGCGGAGCCACAGCGGGACGTTTGGCGTACGCCTGCAGCGACTTGAACGTGTTCGTACACGTGCGGGTGCGATGCGCAGTCCAGATGACCTTCAGCCCTGGGAATAGCACACACAGGATGAACACCAGACGCCCCACCAGGAACGTCTTGGCCACCTGGCGAGGAATCGACAACGTCACACCACCGACCGTCGCCGCATACACCCCATCAGAGCGCTTGCCCAACACCAGCCGACCAAGGCCACGCTGCCACTCATCGAACTCGTCACCGAACTCACGAGCCTTCGCCTCGACCGCCGGCCAACCCGACATCTCGATGCCCGAAGGGATGACAATCCTGCGAGCGACCTCAGACAGCCGACGCGTCGAAGCGCTCATCGCTCGCGTGCTGGCGGTCCTCTTCCGCCTTCTTCGCTGCCGCTTGCAGCACGTCGATCTCCTTGGCGATCTCGAGCAGTCGGCGAGTCAGCGCCGCAAGGTCACGGG